GCCACTATGATGCCTATGCCGATGGCCTTCCGGCTCTATATGCTCGACAACTGGCTTCAGGCGGGCATCATTGATGTGAAGGAATATCGGCGCCGCCAGATGTTTGCCGTGGCGCGGGATATTGCCTCGCCGGATGAGGACCAAGAGGCACGCGCCAAGCGTGTCGCAGATGCCATCAAGCAGGGCATCGCCATCCCTGAGATTCGGTGGCAGGACAACGAAGCGATTCACCAAGATGTGCTGGAACGCGAAATCCTTCTGCAAGACGACCTCCCGCCGCAAGTGCTGGCGCAGGCGAACGAGCGATGGATTGCGCTGGCTAACCAAGCCGTCCAAAAACAGCAAGGGCCAATTCCCACCGCGCCGACCGGCGTGGGTGGAGGAAGCCCCGGTCAAGCCGGAGCCACCGCAAGTGTTCCGACCATCCCACCGGGACAACTCCCGCTTGCCAGTGGTAATCCGCCGATTGGCGTGGCACCCCTTGTCCAGCAAACGCTGGCGGGGTCCCCCGACGCCGAGCAGGTGGCCCGTCTGCAAGAGAGTTTGATTCCGCAGTAAGGAGCTTGTATGCCAACCCCTGTTGATGTCTCTGATGCCATTACCGACGCGGCGAATTCGGCGCTAGAGGGAATTCTCCCCGAGGCTCCCGAACCCTCCGAGTCGGACGCAACATCCGAGGACACCCCCGATCCCACTCCGACCGCCACGGCGGAACCGGAAGGGGAAGCAACGCCGGAGGATACGCCCGCCGACCCCGTGACACTCCCTGAGGGATATGTGACGGTGCCGACGATTGGCGATTCGCTTGCCACCGAGTTTGAGTTGTATGACCCCGAGGGCGCCGTGGAAATCCCGGCCCTTGAGGTGGAATACAAGGCGAACGGCAAGGTGCGCCGGGACCGGCTGGATCAGGTTGTGAAGTTGGCCCAAATGGGCGTGTACAATCATCAGCGCGAAGTGGCGCGAGAGCAGGAAGCCCATCAACAGATGGCATCCCTGCAAGAACGCCTCGCCATGCGCGAGCAACAGATTGAACGCCTGTTGACCGACGAGAGCTTGTATTCTGCCGCCCGCGATCAGTATCTCGACGCCAATACCCCGGAGCAACGGGCGCATCGGCTGGCAGAAGAAAATGCTGCCCTGCGACAAGCGCAGGAAGTGGAGCAGCATCGGGTACAAGCGAGCAATTTCTATAACAATGAACTGCTGCCGTCCATTCAGGAAATCACCAAGGCCTTTCCCGAGGTGAGCGAGGATGAACTGGCAGCCTATATCGCAGTGGCCGCGCAGCCGATGATGGAGCGGGGGATGGTCAATCCCCGCCATTACGATACGCTGCGTAACTATCTCCTCAATGAGCTGGTGCCCTGGGCACGCTCGACGCATACCTCCCGAACCGCCAAGATTGAAGCGGCTCGCCAGTCGGTGAGCAAGAAGGCGGAAGCGGCACAAGTTTCGGCCCAAAAAGCCAAGCGTGCCGTCGGAAAGGTCGTCAAGCCGGGGTCCCGTGGACTGCCAGCGACGACCGTGAAGTCCAAACCCAATGCGTCCATTGATGACGCCGTGGACGATGCCCTTGATTCGGTGTTGTCCTCGCTTTCTCTCTCTACTTGATAAGGTGTAATTGCAATGCCTGCTCCTACGGTGATTACCGATACCGAACTGACGGGTCTCCTGAAGAACGTCTATTCGCAGTTTCGTGAGAAGGTTCAGAACCTCGTGACCCCGCTGCTCGCGCAGCTCGAAAAGGGTCGCGCTGGTGGCCCCCGCAATATGCGGTGGGGTGGTAACAATGTGTTCTTCGATGTGGTCGTGGGGCGTCCGTCGGGCGCTACGTTCTCGTCGGCTGGCTATTTCCCGCCCGACACGACGGCCACCGAAGTGCAGGGCAACGTGGGCGTGGTCCGCGCCTACACGACCCGTCAGGTGGACGGGCTGGCGTTTGTGGGCACGCAGAGCAAGGATGCGGCCTTCACCACCATCGCCAAGAAGACGATGGAGGAAATCAAGGACGCCAGCACCCTGCTCATGCAGCAGGCGCTCCATAACAAGTCCGATGGCGTTGTGGCGCTGATTGGCTCGGTCGGCAGCACGACCAGCATCACCGTGACCTCGCCCTACGGCATCGCCTCGGCGGGTCAGGGGTCGCTGCTGCTGTCGGTCGGTGACTACATCGCCGTCCTCAACAACTCGGACAACTCGGTGCGTGGTCGCTCGGCCATTAGCGCCATCAGTGTGTCGGGCGACAACTCGACGCTCACGCTGTCCACGGCGATTGCGAGCATGGCCGCGACGGATAAGATCGTCAAGGCCACGGCTTCGGATACGTCGTTCAACAGCGCCATGAACGGTCTGATCAACATCACGAACCGTGGTGGCTCGTATGCCTCGCTGCATAACATCAGCGCCTCGACCTATGGCATTTGGGACGCGACCCGCCTGGTGGCGGGCACGGACACCCCGGATGCGGGTCAGCCGACGGAGTCGGACATTTGGGACCTGATTCAGCGTATTGCGGGTCGGTCGGGCAAGGACGCGATGGTGCGTCCGCAAGACTTCCTCCTGATGACCACGCCGGGTATCGGCAAGAAGCTCATGGAGTCGATGGTCGGTCAGCGTCGGTTTGACGCCAACGAGTTTGCGACGACGATCAAGGGCGGCTACAAGGCCGTCAACGTCTGTGGCATCCCGCTGGTCATGGACTACTATGTCCCCGCTGGCACGATCTATCTCCTCCACATTCCGTCGCTGTCGTGGGTGGACGCGAAGGATTGGGGCTTCGTGGAGTTTGAGGGTGCGGGTCCGTGGCGCTGGCTGCAAGGCCGCGATGCCTTTGAGACCACCTACGGCTGGTACGGCAATCTTGCCGCCCTTGCCCGGAACGCTCATGGCTCGATCACGGGCTACACCGACACGGCGCGTTACACGCACGTTGTCTAACCTCTAACGGGTGGGTCGGGGGATGGTGTGAGGGGATGTCCCCTTGCATCACCCTCCGGCCCCTCGATGGACCCTACTCATGGCTTATAACTTTTTTGCTCCGCAGCCGGGACGCCTTGGGACGCTGCCGATTCAGCTCAACAGTGGCCGGATTAACACCGGTACGCTCGCGGCTGGTACGCAGAACCATAATATCGCGGCATCCCCGACGAAGGTGTTCTTCAATAAGGCGTGCATCGTCGCCGGGACGTTCCCGACGGCGGCTACGTCTTGCACGGCACAGCTCATCAAGATGACCGGGGCCACGACGACGGCGCTCACCAATGCGCTCGACATCAACGCCAAGACCGCGAATGTGCCGCTGCAATTTACGCTCGTGTCCACGCTGTCGGACACGGACCGGACGATCAATGTTGGCGATAGCATCCGCCTGGCCATTGTGACGACGGGTTCGGTGTCGGTGCAGCCGGACGGTGTGAACGCGAACGTTGAAGTGCTGGTGTTGCAGTAATGGAACAACCGGTGGTGTTGCTTAATGCCGCCGGAACGCCCGAGCCGCCGTCCGACACCGTGCGGCGGCTCGCGGCGATCCATCCCGACCTTGGGGTGCAGTTCAATCCCCAGACGCCGCAGCATTGGATGATTACGATGCAGTGGCCTCGGCAGGACCGCCGGTGGGAAATGGTGCAGCGGCAGGAAATCAGTGGCGAGAAAACCTTTAGCATTTTGGGCTTTCTCCCCATGGACTGTCCGGTGGACCAAGCCCCGGCCTATTTGGAACGGTTTCTCCGCACTTCGACCGAGGAATCGGCGCGGAATCTGGTCCAGTATGTGAATCAGTGGAACGCGAGTGCGCCACAAACTGCCGTGGAAGAAGCTCTTGCCTCGGTCTTTGCTGGTGATGACCCGAGTGGCGTTCGCCCGAAGAAGGTGGGACGCCGCACAGCCCATAAGAAATCCTAACGGGTGGTGCCCGGATGCAATTGAGTGAACTGATGGACCTGACGCGGCAGTTTATGGATGCCGATGGTTCCACGCGCTGGTCGGATAGCTTTGTCCGCACCGCGCTGGCGAACGTCTATGACCAAGAATGGTCAAACATCCTCAACGCTGCGCCGTACTACACGTTCAATACCGTGCAGTTGGCCCCGGATGCCAATGGCATTATTGATATTACCGATTTGACGACCGGGACCGGCGATAGCGCGAAGAACTTCTATCGCATTTTGGGCATGAATGACGGCAACTACCAGTACCGCGAAACGCGGTTTCAGGATGTGCCGCTGGCGACTACGACCAACTACCTGCCCACCTATCCCCGCCTCTTTTATCGGGCGGGTGATACGGTCCAAGTGCTGCCCATCGGGACTTCCCCGACCCTGAATATCACGGTCAACTGGAAGCCCACCGGCATTACGGCACTTGCCAGTGATGAGTCGGATATTACCTATCCGGCCTATAATGAACCCATTCTCGCGCAAATGGCAGCTGCCGAGCTTTTGGTCAAGGGTGGCGCGGAACCCGAGGCGGCCGCCATTCTCATCAATGCGGCCAAGGATACTCGGGCGTCCATGCTGGACGACCTGCGCCGCATGACCATTAGCCCGACCTTTATGGCGTATCCTGACCTCGCCTGGGAGTGGGCGGCGAACTAATGGGACGCACCATTGTGCAAGATGTTCAGCCCTCCTTCAACGGGGGATTGAATCTCACCGCCGATCCGTCGCAGGTGCAGCCTAATCAGCTTCGGGATGCTGAAAATGCACGGTTGTCGGAATACGGCGGCATCGGGAAGCGGCTTGGCACATGGCGTATTACGACGGCGGCAATTGGGAGTGGGGGACCCATCCAGAATGGGTACACATGGAATCAAACGTCCAGCCGTACCATTTTGGCTGTCCAAGGGGGAAAGCTCTTTACGGCCCCCTTTGTTCCGCCATCCCTCTCGGCAACGCTCGTCACCAATAGCAGTCAAGAAATTACCACGGAAGCTGGCGTCACCCTCACGACGGAATCGCCGTATAGTGCCTTCACGGACCAAGGCGGCACCATGTCAAGTACGGCCACGCCATCGTTCGCGGCGTTCCTCTATTCGGCGCCGCCCGATACGGAATGTGTGTATATCGCGGACGGCGGCCCCCTCAATCGCTGGAACGGCACGACCCTCACGGAGAATATCTCCAGCACGCCGAATGTGTCGTTTCTCCGGGTCTATAATCAGCGGCTCTTTGGGGTATCGGGGACTAATCAGAGTGTGTATTACTCTGATCTCAACAATGGCAACTCGCTTGGGGATGGGGCGAATGGTGGTGGGGAAGCCATTATTCGGACCTTTGGCGACCAACGGACGACGGCACTGGCGGTTAGTGGGTCAAGCCTCCTGATTTTCCATGCCACGGGCATTAGCAAGTGGACTGGCTTTACGCAGGATGATATTGCGATTGGCGCGGGGTCCCAAGGCGTAACCTCGGAAGTTGGCACGACAGCGCCATTTTCCGTGGTCGAAGTGGCGGGAAATGTCTTTTTCCTTGCCAATAACGGATTCTATGTGGTCAGCGATAACTCGGCTCCACAATCCATTTCTACGCCGATTGATACGCTCATTCGCACATGGTCGGATGCCGATATGCAGGATGTGCGTGGCGTCCATGTACGGCAATACCAAGAAGTCCGGTGGTGGATTCCCAACTACGGCGTTTTGGTCTATAACTATCGCCTCAATGCATGGTCGGGACCGTGGACGGGCGGCTATCTCAACCCTGCCACGACCTGTCTCTTTGAGTCGCAAGATACGAATGGCAAGTTTGTTGCCATGCGAGGCGATGAGTTGGGCTGGCTTACGCTCTCCGATCCTGATGGCATCTATCTGGACAACCTGAGTACGGATGCGACGGGCGGCCAAGAGTTTACCTTGTCGTTCCAACCGCATCGGTTCTTTGCCAATGATTACATGGCCGAGAAAGCCTATCGGTGGGGTTATCTCCTAATAGACCCCCGGGGCACGACGGATGTGACCATCACCTGGAACACGCAAACCGGCACCGGCACCTATACGATTGATCCGGCGGCCTTGGCTGCGTCGGAACGGGTCATGGAGCGCGTTCCCTTGGCGAACCGTGGGGAATGGATTGACCTGACCATTGAGGATAGTGGTGAGGCCGATGCGCTCTATTCCCGCGTGGAGATTCAAGGGTTTAGCATGGGCCGTCGAGGTGGCACATGACCACGCCGGTATTTCCCAATACCAATCCGCCGAATACGTTCAGCAGCATTACGCTGTCCGCCAATCAGCGGGAGGCCGAGCAGTTTCGGCGCCTCCGGCAACGACTGGCGACACCCTCCGGGTGTGGCGTCAATCTGTTGATTGGGGCCGGGAACAATACCGTTACCGTGGCATTTCCTCGGCAGGAGTATGACACGAATTACGGCGTGCTGGTACAGCCGTCGTATGAAACGATGTTTTACATCACCAGCAAAACCACGGATGGCTTTACCGTGGAGTTCCACAATAATGCGGCGGCAGGGGATTACTTCGATTACCTCATCTTCCGCACCGAAGATGGCTTGCATAGCATCAGTGTGTCGCCGACCACGGCAAGCCTCACGGTCGGGGCACCGCATCCGACCGCCCAACTGACGCCCACGCTCTATGATGTGGCGGGGAATGTCGTTGGGGGCTATACGGTGAAATATCAGTCCAGTAATGCCGCGATTGCTTCCGTGAGTTCGACGGGCTTGGTCACGGGAGTCGCGCATGGAAGTGCCACGATTTATGCCCTGGTCGCAGGCTATCAAGCAACGGTCGCCGTTACCGTTGCCTAACGAGTTGTCCCATTTCGGAGTGATTCCCAATGCCGATCAAGAGTAAGAAGCAGCAGCGCCTCATGTATGCCGCCGCCGC